AAACCAATTGAAAAAACCTAGGGTGCTGTCCACCAAAGCTGCTAAAACCATCATCAAAAGAAAGGTGCCTAGCATTAAAATCATTAAAGATGTGGACACAATCACTTCTAAAATAGTATTCAAAAGATTCATTGCGTTTCTTCCATTCTGTAAAAACATCTTGTCCATCATTTCTTATTAAACTTCCTACCCACTTGTTACTATCAACCAAAAAATTACTAACAAAAAAACCCAATATATCATCCTGATTATATCTGGTACTGAGCTTGTGAAAAAAATATCTATCATTTCTTTTAGTAAAGGTATCTAATTTACAATTAACTTTTCCTTCATATTTATGGTAGTCATAACTATCTGTTGTGAAGTGTAGTTTGACTGCCAAGTAAGTTTTAAATACTTCAAATCCACCATACATATTATACCGGTAACTGGCCTGTTTTTGGTATATAATTTAAATTCTGTGCTTCTATTGTAACTTTATCTTTTAATGCTTTTGTAAGCATAGGCGCTACTGTACCAGGATCTAATTCGTTTTCTTCACAATAACGTAATATAGCATCCATATAAGATATGCCTCTTCTCTCTTGCACTATCTTTTCTATTTGTAATGAAAATTCTTTTGAGTTCATAATACAATAACTTCTATCATTGATATTTCTTTACTAGGTTTTAAATTATTTTCTAATGCAATTGCAAATATTTTATCTTTATAATTTGCGTGTAATGTTGATACTACACCGTTATAATCTGGTATAATTTCATCGCCTTTTAAAATAGGGCCTCTACATTTTACTTTTACACGACCTTTTAAAACAACAGGTTGTCCTTTAGACTCACAATTTAATATAATTGAATTATCTTTTTCTGTAATAACGCCTAATGCTTTTTTACCGAATGAACATTCTGTAACTTCTTGTTCTCCACCTATTCTTACTACAGTTCCTATTTCATAATCTTTATCTGTTTTAAAAATTTCTGATATGTTTTTTAATTTTAATTCCATTAAATTCATTTATTTTCCTATTTAATTAAATGTTGTGCTAATACCATACAAGATATCCAAGCCCATATAGTATTAAATCCAACTAACGTTGGTAATAATTTTTTATTAGATGCCCATATTAATGCCAAACTTGTAACTAAGGTTAAAAAAAACAACCACCATAAACTTATTCCAAATATAAGACCAGGTATAATAATAATTGCTTTTGCACCCCAACTTAAAAATTCAACTGTATTATAATTTGTCCAGTATTTTTTTGTAAAGAACATACCATAACAAGATTTTACTTTTTTAAATCCCGTGTGATAATAAACTATAGTTAATAGTATTACTGCGCCTATGTTTGCTAAAAGTAATTGATTCAAAGTCATAATATAATTATATCACAATTTAGATGTGTTGTCAATGGCCACCGAAGTGGCCACTGTCGGTATTATAGAAAGCTACTTAATGCAGTAAGTAAGGCTAAAACAAAAATCATAACTAATGATATACCTACAAATATTTCATATATAGGATGATATTCTTTATAATTATTTTTTATACCTTTTTTAAGTTTACTTACCCATTTGCTTTCGCATAAGTTATACGGTATCATTACTTTCCTTTCAAATTTGGAAAGAAGGCCTTTACTGTATTTTGATATGCTTCGGCATAAGGTTTTGCTAACTCTTGTGCTTTTTCTACGTTATCTTGTACGCTCTTTGTGTAGTCATTATTTGTTACAAACTCATTAAATTGTTTTGCAATATTAATTATATCTGTAGCTGCTAATGTAGGAGCTTTAAACTCTTGTACTACTTGATCGCCGTCTTTTTTGATTTTGTATTCGTACTCTTGTACTTGTACTTGATAATTAAACTCAACTAATGATTTAGCTAAGCCTAATAGGTCTGAACGGATTTCGTATCCGTTTTTTGATGTTGTTGCCATTTTTTCTCCTTTGTGTGTGTGTTAATAGCACTTCTATTTATACTTGGAGGGCCATATGCCCTCCAAATTTTTACTAACTACTTCTTAACTGGTGCTACAGGTTGTGTAACAGCAGGTTTTGCTGGTGCGACTTCAACTTTTTTACTAGGTTTTAGTAAAAAGTATCCGCCTATTGCTATTACAGCAACTACCGCAGCGATGATTATATTTCTTGTTGAAAACATAATATACCTCTTTTTAGTTAATGTATATTCATTATACATCAAATTGAGGTACTTGTCAACCAGTTAAATTACTTTGGGACTTCTAGTGATATGGCCTACAACGGTACCTTTATGTTCACCCTCTTTTATGGTGTATCCTGATGTACCATTGCCATTAATGTCAACTTCTTTTCTACTTCTCAATAGAATATCGTTCTTTTCTTTTACCTGTTTATCAGTGTAGTTTTTAGATATTAAGTCTTTTAATCGTTCTATCATAATATTATTTATATGAAGTTCTGACATATGAGGTATGTTCTTTTTGCATACCTTAAATATTAAGGTTTTTGTTTATTATTGAAGTGTATATAAAAGTTCTCAACTGACTCAATCAGTTTCTTTTCGTAGTCGGCTTTGTCTTTGATGAAACACTGAGCAACACCATCTTCACAGGCCAATAAAACAACAATCTGTTCTATCTTCTGATTAAATAATTCTTCATACATCATAGCATAGGCCGTTGTTTGTAGGAAGTAATTTTCAATCCAACCTTCTTCTCTTTCTTTATTAGCAGATTTAAAATCTATAACTGATAATTTACCATTGTAATCTGCTACACAATCTACTTGACCAGCAAGTGTAAGTTTTTTACTATACATAATTGCTTCAAGTAATCTGACATTATCAATTTTATCTATGTATGGTTTGATGAGTTTAAATAAACCTAAAGGTAATACATCACGTATTGAAGGCGTTTGGTTTTTCATATACTGTTCTACCAAAGTGTGCATAGCCTTGCCTCGTCTGGAAGCTCTACCCATTTCCCAATTGGCAACTGACTCACCAACATTGTTACGCCATTCTTGTAATGATTCTTTTTTAAGTAAAGATAATACAGAAGTTACTGAAGGATAAGATTTACCATCTATCTCGTAAAATCTGGTGCCGTTTATGTTCTTGCCTTTTGTATTTGGTAATACACTTGTGTCTAAATTAATAAACTTAAATTCTCTAGTCATTTTTTCCTTGTGTTGGATCTTTTAGTGTTCTTAAATATGGTTTATGTGTTGTCCAACCTTTAGGAAATAATTTTTTTGCTTCTTCATCATTAATAGCTGAACCTATAATAACATCTTCACCTTGTACCCAATTTGCTGGTGTTGACACTTTATAATTAGCTGTTAATTGTAATGAATCTACTACTCTCAATATCTCGTCAAAATTTCTACCAGCACTAGCAGGGTAATCCATTTTAAGTTTAATCTTTTTATCTGGCCCAATAATGAACACCGTTCTAACAGTCATTGTATCGCTAGCATTCTCGTGTATCATATCATATAATTTGGATATTGCTTTATCTGTATCTGTAATTAAAGGATATTCGGGTAAATAACCTTGTGTTTCTTTTATATCATTTAGCCAAACATTGTGATTATCTGGACTGTCAACTGATAGCCCTATTACTTTTACATTTCTGTCTTTAAATGCTGGAAGTAATTTCTGTAATGTACCTAATTCTGTAGTACAAACAGGTGTAAATGCTTTTGGATGCGAAAATAATATTACCCAACTATTATCTATATAACTATAAAAATCTACCAATCCTTGTGAGGTGTGGGCTACAAAATTTGGTGCTGTATCATTTATTTTAACCATAATGTATCCAATATATCATAATATAGGCCGTTTGTCAACCTAAATCATTGGTTCGTACTTCGTCTTACCGTTTTCTGTAAAGGCTCTTAGATATTGTTTTCTATTCTGGCCTTCACCTTTATAAGAGCAATGCACCCAACCGCTATTTGCATCTTCTGGTTTCCAAAATTCAAGTATGAGTTGGTCATAATCAAGGTTCTGGTGAATCCAATCGCTTAGGTCTTTATTAGCAATGCCACCTATTTCAAAATCCGACGCCTGGCCTTTTGTATGTTGACTGGTCGTTGTGCTACCAATCTTCAAACAAAGTTCTGGTGATCTATAACCTGACGTGATGATTAAAGGTTTACCAAAA